AACCGCCACCCGTGCAGTCTCTAGGCATTTTGATTAGCTGCATTAAGCATTTGGGTAGTTAAAGATGCAACCCCATGGAACGGAACAATAAATCTCTATCAACAGGATGCACCATTGACGAAATGATATCAATATTCACTGACTTAACAATTCCGGTTTTGTTAGTTGCAGTGCATACTGTTTCCTGGTGGTACCGTGGCCAATCAAACAGTAAATCTAGAGATTTATCATTCAATTCTTCAATAGTTATTTTAGAGAGATAGGACTCAACCAGTTGTTGTACATACGGTGAAATCATAAACTGTTTTTCCATCAAATTTCTTGCTTCTGATGAAACGGGTGTGTGCAAGCACCTATTAACCGTAACTGGGATGATTCCTTGTTCAAGTTGGTCTCTCTCCTCACGCGATAAACTATCATGAAATTCGCGTTGGAAGTGTGGTAAAACATGATTGAGATAAATCAGGCGTTTGGCAAACACTGACAGAATCGGACAGCCCGGGCACTCACATGCTAGCGAGAAACTCTTCGCCTTCAATAAAGCGTACCGGTCAGATTCTTTGTTTACCATAACCTTATCTGTCCAACCAAATTTTACTAATTTTGATCGTGGGTCACTTATAATACATCGTGGTTGTGATTGTGTGAAAATTAATCGGCAAAATTTTGCTTCATTCATACTACCTGCTACGTCTATTTTTACACGCAGATTCAGTTTTGTAAACTCTTCTTTAGGTGGTATTTTATTAGCAACAATCACCCCATCATCTCCTTCCACAACGATTGCAACTGGGCTAGTATGTATCTCTTGATATAGAAACATTATCGCCATCAGATTGGTGAACCCATTACCCAGTGAGGTACACATCTCCCCTGACATCCTACAAGTAGGAATTTGAACGCCAAGGATGACACGTCTCATACGCTCATACGATAATTTTGGATTACTTAGCAGCACATCATAAATTAATGAAAACATGTATGGATCATTTCTCAACATATATTTATATAGTTGCATTTCAACAACACTCATTAATCGTC